AACTTATTTGAATACGTTATCGAGTTTCGCAAATCAAATAAAATAGCCATTAGAAGATCGCCGCCCCTTCCATTTCAACAGTAAACGATCCATCTTGTGCCGCTGCAATTTCAGGATCAGTAATAACTGTCATCTGATCAAATGCTTTAGAGAAACCAACGCGATTATCAGCCGCTAACACTGAATTTGTGCCTACTCCAGATTGCATCAATTCAAACAATTTAATGTTTTCAACTGTAGTTCGTAAGTCGAATGAGCAATATGATTTTTTAGTTGTGACATCTTCAGTGACAACAATATCAACGTTACTTCCGCCTGAAGACTGAGTTGATACGGTTCGCTCACCAGCGCCAGCCTTATACTTGAAAGAGCTTGGCACTATGGCAACGGTATTGTTATTAACTGTGATTGACGGGGTAGCTAAGCCTAAAATAGTAGCCATTTAGATCACCTTTTGGTTTACGTTAGATAGATTTTAATTAGTATAATCTTTCGTGACTCATTTTAACAATTAACTTTTATAACGCTAACTTGGCGCGCCGTCTGAAAAATCATAAACAATTTGAAATCTGTTTTGATCGGTCATTCCCATAGAAAGAACTTTTAAATCTTTGTGTGTTATGTTCGGGTTGTATTCTATGGACCATCTGTCGCGCTGCAATCGCCAGTAAAGGAAGTCATTGCGAACGTAGGCAATCATAGCGTCACTGTTCTGATCACTGGTATTCTGCTTTAAATCAAATCCAGCCGCAACGCTTGATCCGGTTGATATAGTGGTAATTACTTGCATTTCCATAATTGGATCAAACCAGTATAACTTTACATCGTTGTTGCTGGTTAAATAAATTATGATCACACGGCCTAGCTGATCGTAAGTTAAATCAATTTGCTTTATTAATTCAGTTTCTTGGAATAAAATTTCTTTTGCTCCCCAATAGCCGCCATTTGATCCGCGCAAAAAAACAAATGGTGATTCATAAGTTGCAAGCCAAAAACGTTCGGCTATATTTCCTTGAGAATCGCCAAGCACTAAAGGCCCGATTTTACATGACTGAATATCAATACCCTGAATCGGTTGCGGCTCTACAATTCCGTAGTTAATATAATCAAATGGATTAACATTTTCTTGCGCCCAATTTGGCGAGTTTGGGATTGCCATAATTAACCCCTTGAATATGTAAATTTAAAATCAAGCCTTAATCTTTGTGAACTTGTTTTTGGTATATTTGGAGTAAATTGAACTGCAAACAAAACAATTGATGCGTTTAGCCCCATCATGTTAAGAAGCTTAATTCCTCCGCTAACATTTGCCGCGCTGGGTTGATGCGTTATATCAAAATCACCTTCAAGCAACGTTGCTGAAGTATAAGTTGCTAATGTTGGCGTTGAATCGAATGTACTGCCTTCAGGCCCTGACCATGAAGCGCCAGAAGTAACAGGAAGCGAGCCAGCAGAGCCGCCATTTTTTCCAAAATAAAGCGCTTCCATAGTTCCAACGCCCCATAATCGAGGGTTTAGGATAAGACCAATTACAGTTGCATTAGTTACATTGGCTGGCCTTATTATGTAATTATAATTAATACCATCTAATGTTAAAGAGCCTGTTACGTCATCAAATGGGATTTCAACATATCTAATATGCGTTACTACAAGCTGATCGGCTGCGGTAACAGTTACAGTTGATGGCAAGATCGCCCTAGTATCTAAAGGATTTGATGTTATAGGGTTATTTCTATCAATAATTGTTCCAAGTTCTGATACGTTACCGACAATAGCACCAGAACTAAAAGAAAAAACCCTTGTGGCTGAAAATACGTGCGCTGTTGCTGTGGTTTCAACAAAAGCGACTGTAAGTGTCGAACCAATTTTATAGCCTAAAGGTGATTGAAGAGTTGTGTCAGTTGTAGCCGCTGGCGTAGTTCCCGATCCAACTCCACATACCTGTGCACCAAGATTTTGATTGAAACCTTCAGCGCTTTTGTTTGTTAGCCTAGAAAAAAAACCATCGAGAAGTAAGTTTTTAAAAATACCAGTGTCTTTTATGCATTCCCCATCACGAAAAACCTGAACTCTGTGTTCGCCTCTATTCTTAATATTTATCATATCGTTACCAATTCCCCGCCTGTAATACTCAAAGATTGATTTAAATTGTCGTTTATATTTTGAAATAAAACAACCTGTAGAAGTTCGCCGCCAGCGACAGATATTGATTGATCAAAAGTGTCTGTAATAGTTTTAAATATACTAGAGCTTCTTAGTTCGCCACCAGTGACAGATAATGATTGCTCCAATGTATCGCTTATATCCTGAAAAACAACTGGCTCTTGAAGTTCACCTCCAGTAATTGAAAGAGATTTATCAAAAATGTCAATTAGTGTTTTAAAAATAACAACTTCAAGAAGTTCGCCACCAGTTGCCGCGATGGATTGATTAAATTTATCTGATATAAAAAAAACGTAAAGATCACTAACTAAAGCAAGTTTTTTCCTAGGTATTATCCTTTTTGACAAAGTTGTAAAACTTTTACCTGTTATGCTTATCTTATTATTTAAAGACATTTAAAACCCCTTGGCTTGCCGTCCTTGGCATTTTATTTATTAACCAAAGTTTACGGTAATAGTCCCGATAACCACACGCAATTGTCCAACCTGAAGCGGCGCGGAATCAATAGTCACTTTACCGCGACTAGTATCAACAACCACAGACAAGCCATCATCAAAATTCTGCTCTGCAATAATGCCAGACTGGGTAATAACTTGTTGAGATAGCAGTCTGTAAAGCTGCTTCATAAACGCTCTAATAGAGGCCTCGTTTTCAATAGCATAGCCTGCACGTTGATCGCCATCAGTTAAGCGGGTTTGAGCGTATCGTTGACGCTGATTATTAACGAAATACTCTCTAATTGAAGAGCTTGAATCAACAGCGTTCAAATAGTGAAAAGTTGAATCAGGGTTTCCGGCTGAATCATTGATCCGCGTTGTAACCTGCTCACCAAGTATCACGGCATTTTTAGCGATATTTGGCCCCATAGTTGATGCACCATAGCTATTAATGGTCACTTCTTCAGTTGATAGCCAGCCGTTTGATCCATTAATAATAAGTCCGGTAGGTATGAGGGTGTTAAAATATGGTAGCGTTGAAATATGCATACCGCCGAAAGCATCGCGAGCAGATCCGCGAACCGATAAAATATCACTAATTGGTGCATCAGAAGTTAATCGAAGCGAGCGAACAGCGGCCATTTGTGCAGCAATAACAAATGACGGTTGCGCATTAGCCGAACCGACATAGGTAGCTGGACCAATAGATCCAAGGTAGCGATCAGCAATTAGATTTACTGACTGGCTATTAATTGCTAAAGCCGCAGCTTCAACTAATGCAGCGCTGGCAAAACCTTCAGCGTGAACTAATACACCATCAAGGACCTGATTTGTAGTATTGAAACGAGAGTCTAACCATTCTTTTTCATCATCAAGATCGTTAAATGTCGTTAACACTGTAGTATATCGGCGCTCACCAACAGACTCTAGCGCTGCTGAACGATCAACTGTGCCAGCCACACCACTAAAACCAGTAGCAACGGCGCTTAAACCAGACGGCATACCGCTAATGATCATTGGTGCATTTTTCATGCTAAGGGTGTTTTCAATCTGCGTTAAAGTAACAACACCCGCTGAACTTGTTGCATTAAAAGGTTGATTGGCTGCAATCAAATTAATCGCGGCAGACATTGCAACGCCAACAACTTCAGCCGTATCGCCAACAGCAACAGGGATCACAACCTTATTACGCCCTGATCCGGCATAGGCAGTTATAGATCCAGCAGCCGTAGCTGTTCCGGTTAAAGTAAATGAAGCCTCACCAATGCCAATATCTCCAGCCGGATCTTCAAATCCAATTGCATCAATAATGGTAAGCTTATTGATTAATCTAAATTCTCGGATCATCAAAGCTAATGATGACTTAGAGCCGAATAGATCATTTTCAGCATTAAGCTGAACATTTTCTTGTAACTCGCCAGCGGTAGCCATTGAGCCAGCCAATAGCACACCCAAACACAAAACTTTTCGCGCTGAGTTTTCAGCGATTTGCGTTGGCGTGATAATGCTTTGTGTGATGCTTGGGTTTTGCATTGTAAAGCCCTCTTTTATTAAAGTTGTTTATCATCAAGAGAAAATAGTATTGACAATGGTTGATTGTATTGCAAAGTTTCGTCAATGTCTCTAAATGCTCGCGTATCAGTGATCACCGCATTATCGCCAAGGGTGATATCATAAACGTTTTCAAATGTATATTGATGCGCGTAATAAGCCCTATTATACTCTTGCTGATCGTGGCTGTTAAAGTTTAGCTGAAAAGCGAAATCATCGCTTGCACCATTACCAAACTTAACGCCGTTTATTGATTTTAATAATGCAAAGAATAATTCATTTCTGGCCAAGTCAACAGCCTCAACACCTGATATCTCTCTCATTGTCGGAATAACAAAAACAACAGTTAGCGTTTCTATCACTCTTGTTCTTTGATCGTCTGCTGCTGTTCTGTTTGCTGTTGCATCTGAGTCAATGCTTCTATCTTTACTTGCAGCAGCTCCGCCCATATAGCAAAAGCACCAGCATTGATCGGCATCTGCAAACTTGTCTTGCGTATAGATTGCCGCAGCAGTTTCGTAATTAGCAACGCCAGCAACCCGAACGCCAGCATTAAATTCAAATGAATAATTGCCATCCGGTAAACCTTGATTTTCAATAGTGAAATTGTTTTCATCAATTACAGTTATTTGAAACCTGCCACTAAGACCGCCAATCTTTACTTCGTTTAAGTATTCACCACCATTCAACAATGGCAATGAATTTCCAGATCTCACGGTGAAATTAAGCCTGTTTTCAACACCGATTAGTTGAAATGAATCATTCCAGCTAGCAGAGGTGAAACCGCCAAGAGAAACTTCTTCTTGATAATTTAAAGTAAGGTCGTGATCTTCTTCAGTCGTTATAGTGAAGCTAGTATTGCTTTTTGATATGCCGGTTATCGGTGTTCTAGTTGGCTGGGAAATTATTTCAATAACCGCTGATGATTTTAGGTTTGTTGGTATCGATGTTGTAACGGTGACGACGCCATTAAGCGCGACGGCTGTTGCTGATAATTTACTGCTGAATTTACTGGTTAGGCTTGGCAAAACCCTAGCTATTTGCTTTACCGCGTCTGCTATTTTCATTTTTTAACCTATGTTGCTATTGCATTTGTTAAATACTTCATCACCAAGCCCCTGTGTTTTTTTACAACCTTAATAATATTAGGACGTCTTATTAAGTTAGCTTTTGGTGCGCCAAGCTCTAAGTAAACTGAATAGCTTACATCATTACCCCACTCCAAGAACTTAGATCCTGTAACTTGGTATGAATAACCCTTAGAAAGCGCTCCAGTTAAATAGGCTGGTGATTCATAAGGCGCTGAAGCTGTATGATTGATTCTGCGCCCGTTTATGTAATATCGATAAACTCTACCAGTTTTCTTTTTAATCAGCTCTGAGCGAGCCTCCTTTACGTTAGCACGCCCAATTTGAAGTAATGCAGAATGAATCCCACCATCAAGCGCTTTTTTTTGAACCGCTATCCGCCTGAATGATGCAATATTTGCAGAGTTTGATTTAATATTTATCATTGAAGGTTAGCCGCATAATCCCCAGATCCTTTTTCACCACAGTTTAAAACTAGATACTCCCCGCGCTCTTCAAAATCTTCAACGCTAAGAACGTCATAAAGTTTACCAAGAAAAACTACAACGTGATCAGTCGTGATGTCTTGATCTGGGTATCTAATAGTAAACTCATGCGTCTTAATGCCTAGCAGTTGCGTTCCAGAAAAAAGTTCTTTTCTGCCCTTGGTTTCTACCTTTGCCCAGTCATAAGGAAGATCACTAAATCCAATTGTTGGCGCTACGCTGGACGCAATTGGTGCGGCAATTGATTTTAGAGAAATAATAATTTCATCCCTAAGATTCCCGCTTGAAATCTTTCTTAGTTTACGCCTTAATATACGCCTTTCTGACATAGTTAAACCCTTAGTATTCTAAACTGCTTATAAATGCGCTCTGTTTCTGGTGGCATGGATATCAAACCAGATCCGGCGGAAGCTCCAGCGGCGATAGCGTCACCCCTGTTTTCATAGAAAAACATAAAATGATTTAAAATTGCATTTTTTAATTGCGCTGGCATGTTAACCCACCCGGTAGAAAATACTATCTCATACCCATCTGGACCACCATCACCAGCTGGAAACATTACCGGAAAGCTGCCGTTTGAAACTGCATTTACAGTGCTTAGGTTTAGCTTTTTATATAGCTGATATTCAGCTTCAGGAATGACGACCAGTGCGCCATTCTTTTTATACTTTATGCTAGTAACAGATTTTACCTGACTAGCCTCAAGCGTGACGCAAGCGCCAAGCTGTGAGCCAGTTTGTTTATATTCCTTGTCGCGAATATCCAGCCCAATAAAGTCTTCAGCAAACTCAACTACACCATCAAGATAAAGTTGTATAAGATCATCTTCTTTATCAGCTCTTATTCTTCCGTGAGCTTTAGCGATGGACAATGTTATAGGGCCATCACTAGCGGAAATCATTTCAAGGAACGCCATAATTTAAGCCTTATTGAATATCGAGATCAATTTCATCATCAATGACAATAGCAGGCTTTAAAGCCATGCCGATCGAGGATAGTGAGTAAACCAATTGCTGAACAGAGCCCTCGCCAATGCCTTTAATTTGCTTAAGCTCTTCTTCAGTGTTTAATACTAAATCAGATAAGTTAACTAAATTAACGGCCTTAAATTTATCGGCTGTTTTTTTAGATAACCCATGCTCACCGATCAATGTTAGATCGTCAACTGAGTTAGGGCGAAGAGATAGGCCTCGCGATTGCATTGTAACTTGTGCGTAATCAGCAGCGTCGCGACCGTGTTTTTCTTCGTCATCACCAAATGCATACAGAATAGATAAATGACTGTGCATTGCCAAATCTTCCTTGCTTGTAATGCCGATGTCTCCAAGCTTATCAATATACGCTTCAGAGAAACCAAGCGTCATCAACTGGTTTTTCTTAAAGCCTGCCTTTTCATCTTCACTTGAAGCGCCAACAATTTCAGCAAAACCAAGCTCAACGGCTCGATCAGCCATATGAGTCGGGACCGTTATTGTCTGGCCTGATATTAGCTGAATGATCGGCAATGATGGCTTACGGTCTGCGATCTTAGTGCTTGCAAGGCATAAGATTTTAATTAAGTCTACTTGTGACATGGTTTATCTCCAAAAAAAGGGCTGGCTTAATTGCCAGCCCTTAACGGTTTCCAGTTTAATTAACTATTGTTATTTAGTCAATTATGCAGTTGCATAGTTAGACGGCTGCAACTGAGGCGTTAACACCGCATGAGAGACAATTGTCGCGCCAGTTGTAACGTCTGTTGATGTGCAAACTAGCCTGATGTAAGCCTTATTAGAAAAGCAACCAAGTGATTTCAGTTCACCGCCAGCGGCACTAACTGCCGTAATGGTATCATCAACACCCCGAACACCAATGTATTTATCATCAGCTAAATCGGTCCAGTTAGTGCTGCCGTCTTCAGACTCTTGGATCTTAAAAACATAAGTTCCATCGGTATAAACCGGAGCTGATAACGTAAACATGCCACTGATAGATCGGGCGGTATAAATTGCCGCGCCATTAGTGACAACGTTAGAAGCCACTGCAACAAACATCGCTAACGCCTGCATCAACAGGTTTTTTAAATCTTTAATCATGGTAATTACTCCAAACAAAAATAGCCTAGCTAGGGCCGAAGCCCTAGCAAAGATAATTAAACGGCAGTTTTCAAGATTTTTAGGCCTTGGAAGTTTGTAACGCCGCCACCTACACGCTTAGTGGTGTAAAGTTTAATGTAAGGCTTGCGCGTTACGTTGTCGCGGATCAGGCGGATACCTAGACGATCAGCAATGGTATAAGATTGCATAAAGTTACCATAAGCAACAGATAAAGAATCTGATGCCAAGGCCTGCATATCATCCATAAAGATGACATCTTTACCTAATAAGATCTTAGAATCACCAGACTTAAGGACGTTAGGGTTTAAAAGATACTGACCTTGTGAGTCTTTTAAAGTCATGATTCCGGTGAAGGTATTTCGCTGCATGGCAAACAAAGCACCATTTTGATAGGCCTCAAGCAATGCATTTTGAAGCTTAATTAAACCATCACCTGTTAACGCGCCAGCGGCACCAGAATTTAAACGCTCAAGCTTGCCGCGCTCATAAACACCAGCAGAGGCCCAAGCGTCGTAATCCAAGAAACCGCGAGGCTTTTCGCTACCGTCACCAATAACAAACGCCGTGTTTTCTGTACGAGCAAACTTATCTGAGATTTTTCGCGATGCCCAAGCTTCAACGTCAAAGCCAGTATCGTCTAGCATTTTTTGCGTTACTAAAGGCTGAGCATATAGCTCGCTAATTGGAATGGTTAACTTACCAATTTTGCCTGTGCCTGTTTCGTCGCGCGGATCTGTTTCACCAACCCAACCGCCAGAAGTAAATTCATCATCATCAACGATCCACTCCAAAGAGTCTGAAGAAGATGTAACAACGTTAGCAATAGAGCGAATCGGCGAAGTTTCAAAAACTCGCGTGATCATTTGGTTCATAAGTTCTGGACGGATAAAGAAACCGCCATCAACTGTGATACCAGCAACAAGAGATTTTAATTCGTCAGCCTTGATAGCATCAGACTGAGCAATCAAATTTCCATATGCAATAGATTTGCACATATATTCTTTTGCTTCATTAGAGATTTCATTAAATGTCGCGCCGTTACCTTTGCGCATATAATTAATCATTGACTCTTTACACTCGTTTTCCATATCACGATCATAAATAGAGTCGTTACCAGCATTGCCGCTTTTGCGGGCAATCATGGCCTGCAAGCCTTCAAGGGTTTTATCAAAGTTGCTAACCTTGCCTTTCAGCTCTTGCAATTCAGCCAACGAATCAGCAACTGATTTTTTAGCTGCTTCAACGGCGTTAACTTCAATAGAAACTAACTTTTCATCGTTTTTTGTTTGAGCGTCTTGAATGCCCTTGATCTGGGTTCCCATATCCTCAGACATGGTTTTGATGTCGTTCAATACTTCTGCAATTTCTGCCATTTTTTCCACCAGTTAGGTAAAGTTATTTTTAATACTAAAGGCTAGCATTGAGTTTCTTACAGCCTCAAGCTCTTGCAAAGTTTCAGCGTCTTTAGCTTCGCGCTTCTGAGCTTTTACTTCTTCTTCGTTGAGATCTTCGCAATCGCCAACTGGTTTTAAACTCTTAATACCGCTTATGATAACCTTTGCGGCCTTCTTTGAAAAGCCATTATCTACAAGCAGCTTTTCATAATCACGAATTGAATCAATTTCGCCAATTTCTTTTAACGATTTAACTGCTGTGATATTAGCAAAAGGGTTCATGGGCTCGTCAACAATTGAGCCCTCCCACACTTCGGCGCGCTTAATGTTTCGGATCTCTTCATCGTCTTCCATGTCAAATGAGTAATCTTGGGCGCCAAAGCCTATAGAGAAATCAGTTAATACACCTTGCTGCACTAGCTTGTAAGCTTCAAGACCTTGTTGAACCTCAAGATTAATTTCACCGATTCCAAACAGGCCAGTTTCGTCTTCTTTTACTGTTGAGATTGGAAAGCCGCCAACTGTGCGCCCATGATGATCTTTAAGTCTGATTTGTCGATCTGTCTTGGCATGACGCTTGATTGACTCTGAAAATGCGCCTTTAATAAATCTGTCTTTGTACCAGCCATTACCGCGATCAAGGTCCCAAGTTGCAATATAACCCTCAACTATCCCAACTTTGATTTCAGTTCCGTTGACATTTTTAGTCATTTCCTTGCACTGGATCGCTCTACCGCCAGCGCGTAAAGTTTCAATTTTTTTATTTTCTGGCTTTGGCATCTTCTTGTATCCTTAATAAATGGCCATGCATCGACAGCCAATAACATTTGATTTGCTTGCGCCCATACTACGATCAGCCGGATACATAAGCAATTCACCACCGACAATAAACGGATCTTCTACCGCTTGCTTTTGTTTATTTGCTTTATCATGTGCGGGCCGTTGCTTACCATCTTGAATGGTTGCCCACTCTTTTTTTTTACCGCTAATAGGTCTTAATGGCGTCCCACCCTCAGCAATAACTAAAAGACTTGAGGCTATGCCAGCCGTTATTTCTGATTCAGTAAATTTTGTTGATTCAGCAGCCCACTGAGTTTCACTAACCGCTGTTGTGCCAGCTCTACCACCGTTTTTTTTATCAAGTATAGCAGCCGCAGTTATTGCTAGTAATTCGCTTGTGTAACCATCACCAGACTGAACAAGCTCATTAAGGGCCAAGTTGTAAGAGTCTAAAAAGTATTTTTGGTTAGTGCCTGTTATTTCGTTGGCTTCTTTTTTTGCCTGAGAACCACCAAGCAAAAGCATTATTGCGATAACTTCTTCTGTGATCTGATCGTCTGTTTCGTCAGCTTTTAATTGTATAGATTTCTGGCTTCTAGTGGTTGATGCAAAGGCTAAAAATACACGCTTATATTGCTTTTCAATTGCGCTTTTAAATTTAGGTTGAAATATTGAGGCGTCTGGAATTGCTCCGGTCCTTTTAATAGTTTCCTTGTACTCTTTCGATATTCCCTTATATAAACTTAAAAGCTCAACCTTAAAAATATTTTCTAATTTTATTTTTTTGGCCAAATCAGCCTTAGCTCTTTCCGTTATGTTCATTGCCATTACTCTGCAACCTTAACATCATCAGGATTCGTAGGTAAATCATTCTCGTTAACTGAACCGCTTAAGGCTACAAGAGTTGCGGCTTGCTGGATAGTGTCACCATTGGCGTAATCTTCACGGCCTAATAGCTCTCTATATTCGTTTGTGGTTTCTTTGTTCAAGCTAACGCGAAGCTTAAGCTCTTCAAGTCTGCGCTTTCTTAGCGCTGGGATCGCATCAATATCAATACCCAAAGAATACTTTGCCGGATCTAAGCCATATCTTGGCAACAAGGTAACATCTAGGCCAGCGCATAAGCGTGAGGCTAGCGGGATCACGGCATTATCATATAGAGCTTCAAAGCTTGCGCCTAAGTTG